TTCATCTCATGATTTTTGGCGCGTGGTTTTGTTTGTGGTTTGAGCGTGTTGTTTTTTACTGTTTTTTGTGTTGTTGGGTGTGTCGTGTTTTGTGGTGTGTTATGATATAAGTATCAACTTCAAAGGAAAGGAATAAAAAAATGACTGTGTTGGTTGATGATGGGAAAGGGGTTTGATATGTGGTGTTTTACTGTTACGCCTGATGATTTTACGGTGTTCGAGCTCACGCCTGAGTATGTGCAGGTGGAGGGCCCTTATCCAGCCGGTACGTTTAAAGAGGCGTTGGATGGTGTCCTTGACGTTGTTCGCTATGCGTTTGCCGGGCTTGATGTGTATGTTGGTTTTGCTCATTCCTCGTTTGACCCAAAAACGGGGTTTTTGAATGGTATTGTTAAAGTGTGTTTGTCGTTTGAGGGAGCCGATGATGGTGAATGATGAAGTTGTGGCCGTGTTTCCGTCCAAGTTTGAGTCTGGTGATGTGCGGCTGGTGTATTGTCCTCATAATCGGGCGTATGAACTGCGTTATGCGATGTTGTTGCGGTCTCAGGATGGCGGCGGGCGTCGTTTGGTTTGGTCGGCTGTGGCGTTTGATGCGTGTGATTACGCTCAGGTGGCTCATATGCTGGTTGATGCAATGGCGCTGGCTGATACGTTGTTGGTAGAGAGGGGTTGATTATGAAGAGTAATGATAACCGCACGAATTGGTTTGACGATGGCGTGCTGGATGATGACCGTGTGCGCCGTGTCATTCGGGGCCGTCGGCGTAATCTGCACTTGCGGGAGTACAACCGTGGTGAGGGCGACTGGGAAACGTTTTGCCGTAGTGTAGCACTACTCAAGGACTTCTACAAGCCTCAAGGTGGTCAGGTGGCGTTTGCCGACAGTATCGAACACGCGGCGAACATTTGTCTAAGCATCTCGCCTCATTCGTCAATGTACGCCGCATTATCGCGAACGCAGGACGTTGAAATGTTGTCCGGGCTTATCTACTGTCCGGCAATGGTGGCGTGGTGTGCTGTCTGCCATGTCAAGGGCGCAACCTGCTATGAGATGTGCAAGACTTGGGAGGGTAATGAGTTTACTCAGACTATCATCAAGGTTGCGTGTCTCCGTTTTGACAATCTGACCGATGTGCGGTATGGTGATGAAGACATTGCAAGAATGTCGCGACAGCAACAACATTGAAATAAGGCGGTATGATTATGGCATATATTAAGCGAGCCAAGCACTATAGTATTGTGCGCGGCGTTATGCGCAGTGAAAACGGTGAACTTGTGGACGCCGAGGTGGTCGTGGATGGCGCGTGTCGCACGGCTGACATGGCAATGAAGAAAGCCCGTAAGATTAACAAAGACATGCTCCCCATGTCCGCCGAATACCACGCGCAGGCTACGCGCATGGACGAGGCAATCTATTGGGCTAATTGCGAATTTGGAGAGGATACCATTATCGACTATCCGGGGTCGGTTAACGGCAACGTGGTTGAAGATGATATCATTTCCGAGGAAAAATAATTACTAAACCCTATAAGGAAGGCAACACACATGGCTGACAACGAACTGGCCGTAGCAAACGGCAACAATTTTGCGGCTAACGGCGCAAACGCCGTATCCCACTTTTTCGACACCACCACTATGGACGGCAAAATGGCGCTGTACAACGCCATGCAGACCGCCGACAAGGTAGACGAACATCTCAATGAACCATTGCATGTGACCAACGTGCTTGCGCAGGCCATCGAGGTCGCCAATCAGGAAACGGGCGAAATTAACTCTTCCACCCGCGTCGTTATTCACGCAGAAGAAGGCGACTTCGCCGCCGCCTCCCCCACATTGGCACATGCCTTCGGCAATCTGTTCGCCATCTTCGGCACGCCGGACACGTGGGCCGCGCCGATTGCTCTCAAGGTTGTGGAAAAGAAGAGCCGCCGTGGCTATAAGTTCTTTGACCTCGAACTGGTGTCGGAGAACAAGCGCAAGTAACGCGAATGTCCGCACCATATGATAGCATGGTAATATCCCTATAGGGGTGTTGCCGCCAGACTCACCCCCCGTCGTTTCCATCCTTACGGCGGGGGGTGTTTTACACTCACAAAAGGGGGAGCCGTGGCAAAACGTAAAAACAACCGACGCGCCAACAACCTGAAACGCAACGCCGCCATCAGGTCAGCACAGGTACGCCGAGAGCAAGCGGTCAGAGATTACAGTACCGGGCATCTCCCCAAGCAAATCACCGAAACGTTTCTGGGAAAACTCAGCACCCAACAACTCGAACAAGTCGCACGCCGCATTGGGCAGGAATTCGGGGAACAACAACAGGCCTTGAGAGCGCGGGACAGTGAGCCGTATCAGGTTGTCCCGGATGTGCATGTCACGAAACTTGATAGGGAGCTGGCGGCGCGTCCGCTGATTACCGACGCGGAAATCGCCGCCGCCCCGTCAAAACGTCGGAAAACATTACGACAGCAACAACGCCGCCGTATCGAGGCACGGCAGAAAATCAAACGCGCCCAACAATTCGACGTACTGAGCATGGCCAACTACACCGTGGGCGAAATACGTGAAATGGAACGCGCGGGAGAATCCCCGTTTGACGTGTTGGGTACTCATACGGTCGGCGGTTCGGCGCGTGACGAACTCACACGCAACCGTGCGAACGTGTTTGGCTTGGAGCGCGGCATAAGCCACGCGCGTATGATGATACGAGAGGGAGGCAGGAGGAAGCTTGAGCGGGAGATACTCGAATACGCTGGGCTTATAGGCCGAGCGCCATTGCACGCAGGTACTGGAAAGATTCCCAAGAACGAGGGGGGGTCAGATTTTGATAGAGTCGCGCAACAGCTCGAAGCATTTGACTCCAGTATCGCCCAAAAATTCGCTACGTTATCTAACCGTCAAAAACGATGGCTGATAAACAACACGAATTTCAGCACCGTAGTGCGAGAAGCCGCATGGTATGATGACAAAGCACATAAATGGGAGACTAAAGCGGATGCGGGTGATGTGGAGACACGACTTGATGAATGGATGACCAGCGCGGCACGACACTAAAAAGGATGGATTTATGAAAGAGCGTCGAACGGCGGCAACAGACGGCGCAACACTATTGACGGATGACGGCGCGGAACCATTGACGGTGAACGCCATCATCCGTCTCACCATGCTCGACCACCATACGCGTGTATGGTGCGCCCACGGATGGCAGGACATCAAGCCCGTAGCCGCCGAATTGCTGAAACGACTCCCCTTGCAATCGAGCCCGGCCAAGGACGGTGTGTGGGGCACGTTCAATATTCGCGGCCACTTCTACAGTTTTCGTGTGCGTATGGGCGGCATTACCGTGGACTTTGTGGACGTGCGTAATGTCACGCGCGACGATGGCTTGAATGTTTCGCGTGAAACATTCGGTGGTGCGGAAGATTTGGAAACCACGTGGAATATCGCGCAGGAATGCGCCGCACTGCACCTCAAGGGCACTACTATAGCGTCTATGGCAATGACCGACTATATCGACGGGGATTACGCCGGGTTCAAACATCATTTTCCACCATTGGATAAAGATGTTTATCACCGTATGCGCCCCGCCTATTATGGGGCGATAGTATACAGCAAGCCGGGCGAGTACGGGGATTGCCGGAGTTGGGATGTGAACAGTCTCTATCCGAGTATCATGCGTGATTCGCCCATGCCGGTAGGCTCACCAATATGGTATGACGGGGAGTATCAACACGACTCTGATTATCCGCTCCATATCGATGTCATTGCGTTTGACGCGCGATTGAAGCCGGGAAAAACGGCGACGCTCACCAATATCCTACCCGTATGGGGGTATGAGGGCGAACGATTGGACAGTACACTTGGCGTCGTTACCATGCCGGTCACGGATGTGGATAGGGAAACACTGACCGAAAACTATGACATCCATGTATGGGAGCATGTCGGCGGCTGGAAATTCCGCAAATCACACGGACTCTACTACTCATACGTGGACAAATGGTTTCACGTGAAACAAACAGAAACCGGGGAGCGCAGGCAGATGGCGAAACTGCTGTTAAACTCGCTGGTGGGAAAATTCGGGGCCTCACTCTACCGGCCCATGTTGCATCCGAAACCATCGGCGGACGGGGGTGTGGATTTTACCGTGGATAAACCCGAGTCGGCCAACAGTCTGGCGTGGTTGCCGACCGCCGCTTATGTCAACGCCTACGGACGACGAATACTATCCCGCGCCATGAACGCGAACGCCGAGCGCGTGCTCTACGCCGACACTGATGGCATGATATTGGAAGGGCTGGACGCGCCCGCAGGTATGGAAACGGACGACCGGAAACTAGGCGCGTGGAAAAACGACCACACCTATGACAGACTACGTATCCTAGGCAATCGTAAGTATTGCGGCGTGGAAACGAATGGCGATACGGTAATGCGTTTGAGTGGCGTACACCGTGCCGCCCCCATCCCCTATGATGAGTTCCTGCCGGGGTCACGTCATCTCAATGATGACGGCCATGTTTTCGTGTTATAATGGTTGGTAGCGGGGTGTGCGTCCCAAGTCGATTCGATGGCCCGACCGTAAGGCAAGTCGGTAAGGCGATTCGGTCGGATGTAGACGTGCGTAGCCAACGCCCAGCGACGGCGAGGGAACCCGCACAGCCTAGCAAACCGGCATGACGGCGTGATTGCCGTCATGCCACTTACTTTAAGAGGTGATTATGGACAACACCGAAAACGATGACAAGCCGGACACCACGCCCGACACCGAGCCGGACGCCAACGCCGCCGACAATACGCCGAACCCGGAGCCTGAAACGCAGGACAATGGCGAACCCGAAGACGCGGGCGACGACAAGGACGCCGACATGGCCAACCGGTTGAGCGCCTTGGAAGCGACCGTGGCGGAACTCTCCAAAACCATTGAGGCAATGCGCGACGCCGCCGCTGACCACGTGTTGAACGATGGACCGGACGATAATGCGACGCCGGAATCGGCTGAAATGACCGACGATGACTACAACGGTACCTACAGTACATTCGATGACCTGTTTGAAGACTAATAATTAGGAAGGAATGAATATCATGCCAACCACTCCAGTGGTGACGCCGAAGCAACAGTTGCGACCGCTCACCGAGTTCAATAACGCGCAGATTCTCAATATGATTCGCAACGAGGCATCCCCCGAATACCAGCGGCGTATGCCCTCGGCCACCCAAATGAACATGGACAGGCAGATGGCCACCCTCATGTCATCCACCCAGTTGAAGAACGAGTTTTACTCGGCTTTGGTCAACCGTATCGGCGGCACCTACGTGAACACGTGGCGTTGGAACAATCCTCTGAGTGTCTTCCAGCGCGCGTCTCAAGCGTATGGCGACACGTGGCAGGAAATCGCCGTGGGTATGCCGCTCGCACAGGTGTACGACCCGGACGCGGAATACTTGGGCGCGGACAATTTCCGCAAATGGAAAATCGACGTGGATTCACTGTATCATCGTCTGGACTTCGCCCACTTCTATCCCGCCACCACGGATGACAAGACGCTCCAGCGTGCCTTCACATCCGAAAACGGCCTAGCCTCGCTCACTTCGCAGATTCTCACCTCCTGTTACAATGCGGCTGAGGTTGACTTGTTCGAGGCCATGTGCCACCAGTTCGTGGAATACGCGAAACTCGGCGGCTATTGGCGCGTCCACATGGGGCACGACCTCAACAACATGGGTTCGACGGAAACCGACGCGCGCGACATGTTGCGCCAGATTCGCGCATGGGCCGACACGCTGAAATTCGTATCAACCCGGTATAATGCGCGTCACATGCCGACGTTCGCCCGCCCCGACGAACTCGTACTATTCTGCTCGCCCGAGGTCAAGTCCGCGCTTGACGTGCAGGGCCTCGCCACGGTGTTCCAGCGTACGGACGCGGAGCCGACCATCGACCGGATTATCGTCATTCCGCAGGACAGGTTTGGCATGGACGGCGTGCAAGCCATCCTCACCACGGATAAATTCCTTATCGATATTCCTGTCATCAACGAGATGACCCAGCAGACCAATCCGGTTAACATCAATTCGGTCAACCATTATTTGCATGTCCAGCACATCATTTCGGTGTCCGGTTTCGCCCCCGCCGTCATGTTCTGGACGGGGTCGGGTTCCACCGCCAAGATGGTGGCTCCGCCCGGTACGGCGGCCAAGACGCCGACCTTCCAACTTAAGCTCGCCATGTACGGCGGTGGCACGACCACGCCGGAGAACGTGGCGCGCGGCGGCGCGGTACAGGTCACTGCGGATACGTCCATTACCAATGACGGTACGGCCACGTTCCGTTCGGATGCGGTTGAGTACGCCATCGGTGACACCGTTAAGCCGAAGAGCGATTACACGTATATTTCGCCCACCGGCGTGCTGGTGGTCGGCCTCGATGAACCGAACACCGCCATCCCGGTTACGGCTACCGCCCTGTACACGAACCCGGCGACACCGGAAGTGCCGGGCACCGTGTCCACCGCCCTGAACGTGCCGGTGGTCGGTGATGGCGTTATCGGATTCAATCCGTCGATTATCGCGTCGATTGCCGTCAATGTCTCGGGTGTGACCGTGGGCCATACGGTGCAGGCGACCGCTACGGCGACCATGATTGACGGGCGCACCGCCGACGTGACCGCGCAAGCCGCTTGGACATCCAGCGCCTCGGCTAACGCCACGGTATCCGAGTCGGGTGTTGTTACGGGCGTCAAGGCGGGCACGTCCGACATCACCGCCACGCTGTTCGGCGTATCCGGAAAGAAGAGCGTGACCGTGACAGCGACCGCGTGATATAATGAGAGGGTGGCCGGTTGGCTACCTTATCTCACGGCGAGATGCAATACAAGGCCCGGAGCGCAAGCCACGTGAGCGCTCCGGGCTTTGTCGTATCGGAGGTTGGATGATGATTGATGACGCGAACCTCTAGTGGACAATACCGGCCGAGTCACTGGAGTGGCCGCCGGTTCCACCAAGCCGACGGCCGCGCTGTTCGGTGTCAGCTGTCAGGGCACTGTGACAGTCGCCTAATCTGCGATATAATAAAAGGGAGTGTTTCACGTGAAACACTCCCCTCTTTATGAAAGGGATAGTATGCTGAGAGATATCAACCCTAACGTCGAAGCGACGTTTAACTGGGCTCAATGGACGCCCAACACGTCACTGAAACTCTGTAACGTGCCGTGGGATAGCAGTTACCGTGACCTAGCCCGGTTCGAATCACCGCAGAAACAACAGGAATGGTTCGACCGACGGCCCGGCATTGACAGGGTGCATGGAGTCATGCACATGTTCGGCCAACCCGTGCGCGTCGAACTGCCATTTAACGAGGCGTCCAACTACAACTATGTCGTGGTGTATAACGATTACCCCGACTTGGAGACGCCACGGTATTGGTATTATTTCATCAACCACGTGGATTACATCAACGCGTACACTACTCAGCTCACTGTACAGTTGGACGTTTGGCAGTCGTTCCAGCATGTACTTAGGTTTGGGTCATGTTATGTGGTGCGAGGCCATATCGGCATTGCCAACGAAAACCAGATGACCGATTATGGTCGCAGTTATCTCGCACTGCCCGAAGGGCTGGACACCGGTAGCGAAATGGTGACGGTAAACCAACAGTACAAGTCTCTTATCAGCATGGACGGGAAAAATCTGAATTACGGCGTAATAGTCGTGAGCACGGTAGATTTGTCAGCGGACGCGGGCAGTCAGGAAAAACCGTCTCTCACTACTGCGGGCGGCTCTCTGTTTGAGAACATGGCTAACGGTGCTGAAATACTGTACTTTAAGGACATCCAGTCTATCCAAGTGTTTATGGGAGTGGGTTCTACTTTTTCATGGATGACACAGGGTATTGTCATCATGTACATGATACCCTCTTTAGATGATGACTTTCTTAAGCAATCCGGCTATGTCGTAGATAAGCTGTTTGGGAAAACACTCCCTTCGGAATTAAATAATCGTATCTACCGTTTCCCCCAGTCGGCCACAAATGCGCCCAGCAGATATGAAGACATTATTACCATTAATGATTTTCGTGATAATTTTAATATCCCTAAACGTTATAAAAACCTTAAAAAACTCAAATGCTACCCCTATTCCACTGTTGAATGCACTTGCTTGAATGGCACTAATATTACCTATAAGCCCGAAAATATCCAAAGCGATAATCTGGTTATTAGAGAGGTGCATAATTACGCGCCCAATGGCGCGCGCTTGAACTTTTACCCGGTTGGGTACAATAAGGCGGGTGCAAGCGAGATTGCTCCTCTTGATAGAAACAATGGGTTGCCCATTGATAGCGGGGAAATGTTGGACGCCGCGTTTGGCATCAGCAATTTCCCTCAATTTGTGATAGTCAACAATGGAGCCCAGTTGGCAATGGCAAACAGTGCCTACACTCGTGCCTACAGTCAACAGTCCGCTGACTGGGCGTACCAAAAAGCGCAGATGGGCATCAGTCAGTCTCTTGCGGCCACGGCCATGCAAAACCAGTACAATACCCAAGCCAACAAACTCGCTATCGGCAACCGCAACGCCAATAACGCGATACAAGCAACCTCGCTTAACACCAGTCTGGACAACACGACGTATATCAACAATCAGCGAGCTGACCTCGCACAGCTGAATAACGTGGTTAACGGCGTGGTCGGGGTGGCGGGTAACGCCGCTTCGGGCAATGTCGGGGGCGCGGTATCGGCATTAGGCGGTGCTGTCATGAATGGTGTCAACACTGAAGCGAACCGCAGTATCAACAACACCGCCGCCCAACTTTCCACGGCGAACTCGCTGAGTACCAACGCGGCCACAACAAGTCAGGCCAACACATACGGCTCTCAGACTACAGCGCTTTCAAACCAGTTGGCCCAAAATATGGCGGATATGAACGCGGATTACGCGCAACGTTCCGCGTTCGGAGACTATCAAAACACCATTGCAGGTATCAATGCACAGGTACAGCAGATGCAATTAACACCCCCGACCACATCCGGTGCCATCGGCGGAGACGGTTTTAACCTCGCAAACGGTATTGTCGGGGTGTTGGTTCGATTTAAGACGTGCGCACCCTCAGCTCTGCGGAGCGTCGGAGAGTACATGTTGCGTTACGGGTATTTTATCCAGCGTTTCATCACGCCGCCGCAATCGCTGGAATGTATGACAAAATTCACCTACTGGCAGATGCAAGAGTGTTACGTGCGAGGTGATTTGCCCGAGCAGTATCGGCAGACCATTAAAGGCGTGTTCGAGTCTGGGGCTACTATATGGACTAACCCGGATGATATCGGCGTGACCGATTGGGCGGATAACGACCCATTGCCGGGCATCTCATTCTAGTGCTATACTAGAGGCATGTCTAGGTCAAGGAAAAATCAGAATCGTAGGGGCGGCGCGTTGCATCCGCGTGGCAATTACGCCAAGGCACGCGCCGCCAGCCTTGACGCAATGTACTACAGTCTGCTGACTGAACTGGCATTAAACCGGTTCAGCTGGCGGGGACTGCCGCCAACCGTAGATGAACGATGGCTGGAAATGTGTCTCTGCGAATACGGGTGCGCGCTCTTCTTCGAAGACAGACGCATAGGTCGGTTCCTCGCCACGCAAGCCGGTTATCAAGGCCGATTGAACGTGTATAACAACCCGACGCGCTTCGAGCCGGTGGGCGTCAACTACCATTACAGGCAACTCAAGGCGGGCCGAGAGTGCATCCCTGTCTGGGACAATCGTATGCGCATGAGTTTTAAAGATATCTTATGGCAGTATGCGAGACGCCTCGCCGACATTGACAAGGCATATGACGTGAACTTGGAGAGCCTGAAACTGCCGACCATCATCACCGCCGACCCGCGTACCAAGCTCACCGTGCAAAACATGCTACAGCAAAGGCAGGATGGGCAGGATTATATCATCGGATACGACTCGCTAGACCCCGGTAGCATGTTCCAGCCGTGGCCCAACACGACGCCGTATCTGCTGGACAAGTTCATTCAGCAGAAAACGCAAGTGACCAACGAGGTGTTGGGGTATCTCGGCATCCAATCCAGCGGCACCGAAAAAAAGGAACGGCTCATCTCCGATGAGGTGGCGCAGGCCAATGAAAAAACGGATGTGTTCCGGTTGAGTTTTCTCAAGGCGCGGCAGACGGCGGCGACGGAAATTAACCGGTTGTGGCCACAGTTGAATATCTGGGTGGAATATGCGGACGCGCAAAGCTCCGGCGTACCCAACGCGCTGGATTCCAGCGCCAGCGGTACGACGGATATTGATATGCCCGCCTCGTATGACGCGGGTATCGGAGGTGTGTTGTGACACAGGATTTTAGCGCCTATGCAATGGAAACGCCGGGAGAGTACACCGAAACCCTCGGTAATCTTATTTCATTCGGGTATGATACTGATGATAAGTTGCATCTTAGCGCCGACTATTACCCGATTTACAACGAATCTGAACGCGCGGAGTTGAATGAAAAAATCGTCCGCCATTACGCGCTTAGGGAGATTGGTCAGGAAACCGCCCAGCAGTTCATTTTTTACCTGGGGATGACGATGGCGGAAATCATGCCATATTTTAATGAGCGCTACAGGACGCTAGCGTTGAAATATGACCCATTGAACACTATGGAAATGGTCAGTGAAAGCCTGTCCAATACTGTAGCCCAGTCCAGCGGCAAAACCAGCGCCTCTCAGGATAGTGCGACCCGAAGCTCCTCGGACGGCACCAGTTCAAGCAGCACCAAGTCCCAGTCCTACGACTCGGAAGTGCCCGCAACCGGCGTGCAAGGTGATTTTGCTCGATACGCGACTCATGCCAATCAGGCGCAAGCGGATACGGACGGCAGCAGCCATAGCACGCAAGATACCTCTTCTCAGTCCCATAGTACATCCAGCACGGAATGGCAACACGACGCTACAGATGGGAGCACCAAATCCCACACGTCGGGCCGCTCCCAGTCCGCCATGAGCCTGATACAGGAGTACCGACAGGCCATCATTAACGTGGATATGGAAATTGTGCGGAGTCTCGAACCGTGTTTCATGCAGGTGTGGGGGTCGTATGATACAATTTTCAGTAACTGCCATAACTATGGAGAATGGGAGTAATCATGGTTGCCATTAACGCTTTGATTCCACGGCAACGCCTGTTTGACGGAGTGCCCACGTCGGTTCCGTTCACTTATAGGGACGGATTGACCACGTTGCAGTTGATTGAATGCCTACGCCATAATCTCGATATCCTTCAATGTGATTTGAGCAAGCTGGAGGAGACCACCAGCGACCTCGCGACATCCGTGGACAAGGCGCTTGCAGATACCGTAGCCCAGCTCAACGGGAACATGGCCGCGTTGCGCGCGGAACTACTGGCCCTGATTCACAAAATGGAACAGCAAGGCGTAGCAACCTCCCCAGTGTACGGCACCATACAGCCGCTCGGGGACGTGCTTGGCGGCATGTATGATAATTCGCGCAATCACGGACTGTTCTGGGGCGACTACGATAACATGCGGTTGACCGCGCAGGAGTACGACGGGTTGTCGCTTAAGGCCCGCGAATATGATTTGAAGGCGACCGCCGTGGATAATTGCGTACCCGGCGACTTCCCCGGACGCTCTCAATTCCCCTACGGAAAATCCATGCCCGAGAATCCTCCCGCCGACATGGCGTTTATCACGCAAACGGAGGCGGATGCCCGCTATGTCGAACGCAACCCAACCGCTGACAATTTTGATAGGAAAGGATAATTATCATGACCGCAACCAACCACACCGGAAACTATAATCTCTCACAGTTCGTCGGAACCGACCGGCCCACGTGGCTCGGTGATTATAACGGCGACATGACTAAGATTGACGCCCAGCTGAAGAAGAACGCGGACGCTATCGCGTCTGCCGGGGGCGGACTTAAGACGGTATCGCACTCTCCCGACCTTACCGGTGCCGGTACGACCGCTTCTCCGCTTGGAATCGCAACCACCATTGCTCGAACCTCGCAAATCCCGGACGTGAGCGGTTTCGCCACCACCAGCGCCCTCACTTCGGGACTTGCGGGTAAGGTTGATAAAACCGCTTCACAGCCCACCACGCTCGGGTTGACGGCGGCCGAGCTTGATTCCATGTACAAGGACGCGGACGGCATCGTCCGCGTCGGCCACACTGCGGAATAAAAAAAGGAAACAGTATGTCTACCACACAGCATACCGGACACTATAATCTGCCGACGTTTGGCGACAATCCGAACGACCGCCCGTCATGGCGCGGTGATTTTACCGACGCAATGACGAAAATCGACAATCAGATGTACGCCAACGCCACTAACATCACCACAGCAACAGCGGCGGCGAACAACGCGACCGCCGCGGCAAGCAAGGCAACCGAGACGGCGAACAGCGCACAGTCCACAGCCAATGACGCCGTGGGCCGATTGGACGCGCTCGGCGCAACCAGCAACACAGCGGCAGGCCAGCTTAAAACCAAGATTGACACCACAGCCACCGAACTGAATGCGGTGAAAACCGACTTCAGCGGTTTCAAAACCAATGCCAATAGGGATATTGCCGCATTGCAGGGCAAGACCACGGAAATCGAGAACAATTTAACCAATATCACCTCATCGGTTCACGACAACACAACCACCATAACGAGCATTGAAGCGAATCTGAACGCGCTTCACGCCGATTCCACTGCCAACGCGACAACGCTATATAACACCATCCAGAGCAGCTCTCGCATTCTCAGCGTTAATCAGCCGTTCGTGTCCCGAGGCTCAAACATCATCGTGACTTTTGGTGACTCCTACGCCGAAACCACGAACACCAGAAGCTGGGCGCACATGCTCGCTCAAAAACTAGGGTGGACGTTGCATAATTACGCAAAAAGCGGAGCCGGATACCTCGCTCCAAACACCACTTACATGAGCGAGCTCAACACAGCCAAGGCGGATACATCCTATAATCATAATGATGTATCATTGGTGGTCATCGGAGGGTCCCGCAACAGCAACGACCGATATGAGGGAGCAATCAAAACAGCCGCACAGCAACTGTTTCAGGCCGTAAGCAACGAATATCCCAATGCGCGAATCATTGCGATACCGATGCTATGGGATAAAACCCCGGTATCAGGGTATTGGCGTTACAACGCCGCAAGCATCGACGAAGCGGCAATCCTCACGGGCGTGGAATCCATACCGTGGGCATGGACATGGAATCTCGGGCGCGAAAACGCATTCGACGCCGATGATATCCACCCCAACGAACTGGGGACCAACGTCATCGTAAACTATATCATGCGATACATGCTTGGCACATACAACGGCCGACATGAGATGTTCGTATGGCGACCCAAGAACAACCCCGCCGAATTCGTCCTTACCGTGGATGCAAGCGCGGGAACCATTACATACGGGCTAAACGTGGCGGCAGGCGTCACATCGGCGAACTACACGAACGTGAGCGGTCTGCCGATGTGGGCATGGAACGCTGCGGATGGGACGAATCAGGGTCAGGCATGGGTGGCGGCTGTCACCAATAACGCAAACTGCACGACACTGTTTCACATTGATACCAATGGTCGTTTTGGATGGCAGGGATTCACAACCAAACCCAACGAAACCCCTAACGGACTTGCCGGAGCGCAACTTACCAGAGCATGGTGACACGATTGGTGTCAACGATACCCCACGGCCAGCGCCGTGGGGTATACTGGTATTATGCCGACATTGGATGAATGGTTTGCCCAGACCGAAAACCGCTACTGGGACATGGACGGGTATTACGGCGCGCAGTGCTGGGATTTGTGGGCAAAATACAGTATGGATATGTATGGGTTGAGCGTTCAGGATTGCATTACCCCCACCGGCTATGCCGAAGGATGCTATACGCGATTCCCCTACACCGCCGCGCTCGGCAACGTGTACGAAAAAATGGACGCCGACTATAACCCGGTCAAGGGAGACGTGATTTTCTGGACATACGGAAGCCAACAGTATACAGGCTCCCACGTAGCCATTGTCTGGGGTGGCATCTCGGGCAATGACATCGATGTCCTGACGCAAAACCCGACCCCGGCAGTGCATCAGACCCTACCGCTTCTCAGGGGTTCACAGCTCCTCGGGTATCTGCACCCCAAAACACTACAGCCGGGCGGAACAACGCCGAACAACCCGAACGGCGACAATCCCACGGGAGGGGATAATCAGGGTTCGGATGTGCCGGGCGGTTCGTCCACGTGGATACAGCAACAAGGCGATAATCTGATATACCATTACGGCTCAGGTAGTGGCAGTAGGTCGGCGCTGTTCGTCAAAACAACCGCGCAAAATTGGGTCTATCGCGGTGCATCAGGCACGGGCGCGCCGGACGGGGACGGCGGCCAGTCATCCCCCAGTGTGGGGGACGGCGAGTCAAGCTATGCACTCTATGTGATAGGCACGGTCGAAAGCTCCCTACAGTGGGACGCGGTTGAGTTCGCGAACCGTCAAGGCATCGGTATCGCACAATGGAGTTTTGGACGCCGCTTGCAGGTGTTGAACGCCATGAAAGCGGCTGACGCCGAGGGATATGGGGCTTTCGCCGCCGCCGCCCCCGGAATCGCCGCGTTGATGGAGTCAGGTGGCACGTTCGATAGGCCCTTGACGGCGGCGGAGGCGTCCGCATTCCAGACATGGGCACGGCGCTCCCAATCCCATGTAGGGCAACGCAACCAGTTCGACACGGACTACAAGGGGTATCCGCAAAAGTACGATGACGCGAAAATGCAAATACTATGGGTATCCGCCTATCACCAAAGCCCGGCGGGCGCGTTGAACGTGCCGACCGCGACCACGTTGGCCGGGTTGCGCGACAACATTCTGGCCACGTCACCGTTCGGGCCGTATGGGACTCGCTATCAGACCTGCTATAGTCTGCTGAACGTGTGGGATGGGAAGAGCGCGCCGCCGAACTTCTAAAAGTCCACATGTCATACCATAATAGTACATATGGAGAAACTGTTAGCCGAGGGCGATTATTACGATTATGGGCGCGTGCTATCATATCACGCGCCTTGGATGTTCGTCATCGGCGCGCGCGGCCTCGGCAAAACCTACGGAGCCAAAAAACTCGTCATAGGCGACTGGATAAAAAAACGATGGCAATTCATCTATTTACGCAGGACAGCAGAGGAACAAAAAAACAAGGGGACATGGTTCTCGGATATCGCAGAGCAATACCCGGAATTGGAGTTTCGTGTATCCGGCAATCAAGCCGAATGTCATTGGCTGGATGACAGGGACGCCACCACGGACAAACACGGCAAAACACGCCCCACATGGCATATCATGGGATACTTTATCGCCCTATCTCAAGCCGGACAAGTAAAATCAGTCGCCTACCCCAAGGTACGCACCATTATCTTCGATGAGATATTTCCAGATAATATGCGGTACCTTGGCGGGGAAGTTACAGCGCTTGAGGAATTTTACAATACGGTTGACCGATGGAATGACAGGGTTCGCGTCATCATGTGTAGCAATGCGGTAACGTTGGCCAACCCGTATTTCAGCGCGTTCAACATCAATCTAAAACCACAGTTGGACAATCACACGCAATACCAGCGCTATTGCAACGGGTTCATCATGGTGGAATTGGCGGATTACGGTGGATTCAGCGCCAAGGTGGCCACATCGAAATTCGGGCAGTTTTTACGCGAATATGACGAAAATTATGCGAATTACGCAATCAACAATGATTTTAGGGATAACGCCAATACTCTCATCAGTGACTTCAACAACGCCGGATATGCGTTCACGTTAAGGACGACCGAATACGGCGTGTTTAACGTATATCAGCAATTAAGCGATACCGACGAAGTACTATATATAATCACAAAAAAACAGCCGAAAATCACTAGGGACTTTACGTTTGATTACCGACTGGTTGACAACGATTGCATCATGCTCAAACGTTCCGACGATATGACGCAGAGAATATTAAGCGCCTATCGCGTCGGGCGACTGCGTTTTGAAACACCGCAAATCAAGGCGGAATTCAGTATGATACTTGGCGGCCTGTTGCAACAATCAGGAATAAGAAAGTGAGGGAATATCCATGCCAATCCATGAGTTAATCGTTATCGGCATTGTATTTCTATTAGTACTAATAGACTACGTGACCGGCGTAGTTAACGCAATCATGCAAGGAGAACTGTCTAGTAAGAGAATGAGGGAGGGGCTCGGACACAAGTTCACGTATCTAGCAGTGATTTGCGTTGCGTTAATCATAGAATACGGCTCGGATTACATCAATCTTGGAATCGAATTACCCGTATTCATCCCCGTATGCGCAGGTATTTGTCTGACTGAAATCACATCAATCATGGAGAACTGCGTAAAAATCAACCCCGAACTATCCAGCTCGAACATTCTCGATATTTTCAACATCAACAACAAAGAAAACAACGAGAAGGAAGATTAGGCAATGAACGGCATAACATGGGTAGGCTCCCCCAACCACTACAACGGGCGAGACGGATACCACGTAGACCACATCACCCTACACATCATGGTAGGCTACCTAACCAGCGCAGACAACTTTTTCCAATCCCCCGGAAGCACAGCATCAGCCCACTACGGGATAGGAGGAGACGGTACCATACATCAATACGTGGATGAAGGTAATGGCTCATGGTCAGACGCCAACTACGCCAGCAACAACAGTACCATCAGCATCGAACACGAAGGCGGAATGGAAGGAATCCCTTGTACGCAAGCTTGCATGGACGCCTCCGCCGCACTCTGTGCAGACATTGCCCGGCGATACGGATGGGACCACCTATGGCACGACGAACTCAACGGCAACATCTGGCTACATCGTGAGGTTCCCGGAACCAATCACGCCGGATGCCCCGACCTAGCCCCCAACGGACTTGACGTAAACTACGTCATCAACAAAGCAAACCAACTACTCACACAAGGAGCAGATATGCCAGTCAAAACAGACCCCATCAACTGGTACGGCCAAAACGTCACCGTCGAATACGCATTACAAGACCTGACCCACCGAATCGACGCCCTCGCCGCCCGCCTCGGCCCCATCTCAGAAAAATACCCATTCGACTACCTGCCCGCAATCCTAAACAACACCGAAAGCACCTATCTCGCCGTCAACGGCCTCAAACCCGACAACGGGAAAGGACTGACCGACGAACAGGTAAGCAAGCTAGCCGACAGCCTCAAGACCAGCCTCGGACAGCAGGTAGCCACGGAACTCGCCAAACGACTCAACGACTGACACACAAGAAAAGCCCCTAGGCATATAACCTAGGGGCTTTCTATATCTCAGCTCAAAACTCTTCCCAGATATCGACCTCACTCATAAACAGGGTCATCAATTACCTCAACATCATACATGCGATAACCATTGCATCCGCTACGGAACACGTAATCAAAATCACAATCACCATACTTAAATTCAAGAACCCTAATAAGAGCTGATTCAAACGTGACCACATCATCATCATTTCCCACACAAGTTGCAACAGCTATCTTAAACCCGTCAATATCGACCTCATATAAATTATTCGTTTCAATCTCAGTTACATAGGCATTAACTTTAAACATTTAATCACACCTTATATCGATTCTTTTCAAACAGTAAACTCTTCACTATACTTAACATAATGCGCAATCAAATACGCGTCAAAAAAATCCTGCTCAGAACAAGGACTAAGAGTCTCATGCAAACCCTCACGAATATCATCATCCATAAGAGCCACAGCACTGTCATAATCAACCTCACGCCCATCCCAATCAATCACTATACGCATTTTACTTACCATCCTTTCCTTATTCCTTGGTTTGTTAGTTATATAATACCACACCACAAAACACGACACACCCAACAACACAAAAAACAGTAAAAAACAACACGCTCAAACCACAAACAAAACCACGCGCCAAAAATCATGAGATGAA